AGTCAAGAGTTACATCACCTCAAAAATAGAACTAGGTATGTAATGTTCAATCATGTAGAATGTGATCTTCCTACCTTGACTAGGAAGAGTATTGATGGAGTTCGATACTACAATGTTAATGACAGACCGATGGTGTCCATCACATCGGTAACTTCACACTTCAACAAACACATCTTTGTTGAGTGGAGAAAGAGAGTGGGTAATGAGGAGGCAGATAGAATTACAAAGAGAGCAACATCCAGAGGAACCAAGGTACATACCTTGATAGAGAATCATCTTCTCAATAAAGAGGTGGTGTTGGACAATCCTAGTAGTAAGATGTTGTTCACTCAATCAAAAAAATTGTTACAAAATATAAATAATATTTACGCTTTAGAAAAAAGTTTATACAGCAACGAATTAGGTGTTGCTGGAACTGTTGATTGCATAGCAGAGTACAATGGTGAATTGTCAATCATTGATTTTAAGACTGCTGCGAAACCTAAACCGAGAGAGTGGATAGAGAATTACTTTGTACAAGCAGCAGCGTATGCTTGTATGTTCTACGAGATTACAAACATACCTGTAAAGAAACTTGTCATTCTCATGACGTGTGAGAATGGAGAGGTGACGGTTTACGAAGAGTATGATAAAATGAAATATATGAGATTATTAGTCAAGTACATCGAAAAATTTGTGGAGGACAAATTAAATGGCAACCAAAAATGAAATGAGAGCAGTTCTAAAGAACAAGTTTTTATGTCAAGATAAATTTACTAATGATATAGAAAATTTAGTTCAGAATAATCTTGATATGAATTACATTGAGGCAATCTGTCACTACTGTGAACAGAATAGTATTGAGATTGAATCAGTATCAAAGTTGATTACAAAACCCATGAAAGAAAAATTAAAGGGGAATGCAATGAACCTAAATTATTTGAAGAGAACATCAAGGGCGAAGTTCCTTGCTATCTAATGCACCCAAGGAAAGAACTGAAGATTGCATCAGCATTTATACATGATGGGTTAGAGGAGTTAGCTAATAAGGTAGAGTATGTAAGATCACATAAAGGGTTTTGGATTGATAATTTCAAAGACGTTTCAGAGAAGGAGATAGAGAGACTACAAAAGATAAGACCTACCACTAGAATACTGTGTCTCCACACAATCAATGGTTGTAACCTTTCCTGTAAGGGTTGCAACCATAATAGTAGTTTGTTATCTGCCAAGAGTGTGGTTGACATAGATGAACTGCTAGAGGATGTAAGGAGAGTATTGCCACAGATATATGTGTGGAGTCATGTCAGTATCATAGGTGGTGAACCACTTCTTGAACCACGTACAAGAGAAGTAACAAAGGTAGTAAGAGAATTAGTAAAAGCAACAGGTCAACCATGCTATGTCAAACTATTCAGCAATGGATCACGTTTGAAGCAATGTAAAGACTGGATCATAGATGAGATGGAGCAGGGTGTTATCTTCAGACTGACCTTTCATCGCACATGGTATAGTAAGATAGGAAGGAGAGAGTGGGAGACTGCATATGATTTTATCAAGGAGTGTGAGGAGAGAGGAGTGTCTGATAAATTAGAGATGACTGAAGCATCAAGATATCCTAATGGTGACAAGCGTGAGTGGTTTGACTTGTTTAGATATGATATAAAGAGTGATAGGATAACTTACTATCCGTGGGAGGATGGACAACCAGCAGAGTCATTCAAGATATGCTCATGCCCAAACGCCCAGTTATATAAAGGCAAACTTTGGAAGTGCTCTATGATAGCATATCTTTATGAATCACTCAAAGCGAGTGATCAACTTGAAGATGAGTGCTGGCAAAAATACCTTGCATATAAACCTCAGGAAGATATTAGATTAGCACTGGAGGAGGTAGACAAACCCACATGGATATGTAATATGTGTCCAGCAAATCCTAAATGGTATCATGCAAACAAACAACTTGATCCCAGTCTGAAACGAACAGTATGACAGAGAGGAAAAGAGATAAGAAACATGTGTGGTCTCCTCGTAGACAGTTCAAAAGATACTACCATGAAAATTTTCAACCAGAACCACAGATAAAATCAGATAAACCTACCTTTAGGATGCTGAGTATACACTCACATAATGGTTGTAACATGGCATGCAGAGGTTGTAATCATCATAGTGGTGTGCTTGCACCAGGCAGTTCACTACCCATTGATGATTTACTTAGAGATATTGAGATATTATTACCTAGAATCTATGTGTGGAGTCACATCAGTGTGCTTGGTGGTGAGGCATTGATTGAACCAAGAACTAAAGAGGTCTTGAAGTTGATAAGAGATATGAGTGACGGTGTGTATGTAAAAATATTCTCAAACGGGTTGCTGATACCACAGAATACTGATTGGATTCTGGAGCATATGAAAGAGGGTGGAATCTTTCGTATAAGTCTACACATACCACCATCAGATCCTAGGATCGGAAGGACTGATAAAAGAGGTGACATCACATACAAAAATGTCAGAGACTTTATAGAGATAGCAAAGAAAGAAGGTGTTGATATGAATTTACTAGAGATCTCAGAAAACTGGGACGACTTGTGGTTTGATCTGCTACAATGGAGAGACAACAAGTTCTATCCATGGGAGGACAACAACATAGATAAATCCTTTGAGTATTGCACTGCACCCAATCTTCAGTTATACTTAGGGAGACTATGGAAATGTCCTAGCATAGCTTACTTGCGAGAGACTCTTGTCTCTACAGGTCAGGTTGATGATCCAGTATGGCAGAAGTATCTGAACTACTACGCCACCCCTGTTGATGCACCCATAGAAGAACTCTATGCCATGGCAGATCAGGTTCTCAATCCACATGAGATCTGTAACAAGTGTCCGTCCGATCCCAAGTGGTATAGGGCAATCAAACAACTAAAAGGAGTCAAGAGTGTTGTCACCGTTTGATACTTACAAAGAGTACCTTGCGTATAAGAATCACTTTACAAAGGAGAAGTATGACTACCAGAGATATGGTGGTAAATCTAGAGCAAAGATAGATTCTTTTTACAAGAGAAAGGATAGGTATTTCTTTGAAAAGATGTCGAGAAAGTATAAAGATCCAGAGATCAAAGATTTTTTCCTTGCCAACTTTGTAAACACAGACAACCCACAAGGACTATGGATAGGTAATATCATAAGGTCTGGTGAGGTTGTGTATAAAGAATGGCAAAGGAGACAGCAGAGTATGTACTATAATTTCAAACAAAGTTCAGATGAAATGATGGATCAATACACATATGATGAGTTCTTTGATGCATCTAAAGGTCATCCACCCATACTCAAAGAGCATCTAGCAGGTAACATAAGTGCAGAAGAGATGTGTGTCTATGAAAAACTATTTGGTTACTGCAAAGACTATGATAAGCAAATAAAAGATCCAGTCTGGAAGGTAGTCGGAATGAAGATAAGAAAGTACATGCCATTTCTAAATATTGACAAAGAAAAATATAAACAATATCTTCTGAGACGTATCAAGGAGAGATATGAGTAAGTTTTTTGATTCAGATCAAGTAAGAAGAGAGATGGAGGAGATCACATGTCTCCAGAAAGAATTGTATGATGTCATACTAAAGTTCCCCATGATGAGTTCAGAGGCAAAGATAGAGCACATAGATACTGTCATGGAGTTGCTTGAAAGACAACAGATTATGTGGACAAGATTGTCACTAACGGATGATCCTGATGCCAAGAAGATGAAGGATTATATATCTGCTCATTCAAAGGAGTTAGGTTTTGGTGATACTGACTTGACTACCATCTTTACAAACATGAAACGCACTCTTGAACAAGTGCAATCCAACCTCAAAAAATAATGTCATTTTTGATTCATAATTTACCACCGTACTCGGTGTATGTGAGAAAAGAATTTTTATATGACCATCAGAAAGGTCATGGTGAGATAACACCTGGCACATGGATATCAGTCAAGAGTGTGCAGCATAAAGCATTGTACTTTGAGACACTATTGACAGACTACGGTGCACTGTTTGACAAGTTACCAATCAGTGCATTCGTATGGAAGAAGGATTATAATCCTGATGACTTACTACCACTTGACACATTACAATTGTGGGATTGCTTTGACTATGACCTGACTGTAATAGAGAAACCATTGCTCAATCGATGTTCATTTTTCGGTAAGGACAAACAAATGCATGATGGACAGTATTGTTTTACGATTGATAATTGTCATGCTCAGTCATCAACTTTGAACACAAACTATAGTCAAGATGATCCAGAACATAAATCATTCAATATTATTGCATTAGATAATGGTCAGTTTGCTGCTCAACCTAACAATAGGATACAGTGGAGAGACATGAGTTTGATACCAGACGACAAAAAAACTCCAGACTTTGAGGTGTGTTCACAAAATTATCAGGTTGAAACCTCTGAGAAATGGAGTGTCGGTCACACTACCGAGTGGCAATACAAGTCAAGGAGTGAGACTGATGAATGTAAAAATAATTAAGTGGTGTAGTGCTACAATAATACCCATCGCTATGATATTTCATGTAATGGGGTGGACACCATGGAATAGTATCTTACAAATGTTTGGTGCTGCAGGTTGGGTCTATGTTGGTAATAAAACAGGAGAACGTGCTTTGGTTCTGAATTTCTTACCACAGTTTTTTATTATTATACCAGGTCTTATCATTCTTTGGAGTATAAAATGAAAATTTACTTTGATGGTGGTTCTGACATGAATGGTGCAGAACTAAAAAATAGATATAAAACTAGATTTTCTAGAATAATATCTGATTACTTTGGAACAATAGAGTACAATACATCTATGGGTGGTGCTGACAATCATCGTATTGTTAGACAACTTTTATTGAACAAGAATCACATCTCACAATTTGACTATGCAATTATACAAATGACACCTAGATGGAGAACTGAATATCATAATGGTAGAAAGTGGGAGAGAGTTATGGTGCCATGTAAGAAATGTAAACCCTCTAGTAAATTATGGTTAGAAAATACTTTAGCACCACAGAAAGTAGAGAATGAATTTTGGAGAAATTATTTTAGAATTCATAGTGATGAATTCTTTTTGAGTAATGAAAAGATGTATCAAATTACAATACAAAGTCACTGTAAAGCATATGGTGTGCCTTTGATTATGTTAGGAAGAAATCAATCATCTGACCTTGAATTTGATTTCTGTTTTGATGAATCATGGATATCAAAAGCACCTGACGGACACCCTAATGAAGAGGGTCATAGACAAATAGCAGACAGGATTATTGGCATGTTGACAAAGCATAAATAGTATACTATACTAAACTTGCGTATGCAAGGTGTTAATCCACCAATCTATTCAATACGACGAATACTACGAGTCAAATTTATGACATTTGCAAATCTAAAAAAACAATC